ATAAAAAAAGTAAAAAAAGTAATTAAAGGTTTGAAAAAAGCCTCTAAACTACACGCAGGTCAAGCTAAAGTATTAAAGAAAGTAATTAAAAGATGAAAAATCTTAAAGATCAATTAGCTGGCATAGCCGCATTAATCGCCGCAATTATTGCAATTGGTGGTGGGTTTGTTAAGTATGGTGAGATTACAACTAGACTTGATGCATTAACAAACGCATCTAAAACAATAGACTTATCTATTATTGCAGTTATGGAAGAAAAGATAACAGCATTAGAAAGTATAGAAACTGAACACGGCCACACTAAAATGTTAGTTAATGCAGCTGAAATAAAATTATTAAAAGTACAAATAGAAGAAATAAAAGTAAGCACTAGCAATCCACTGGCAAACTAATGGCTATAAAACATAGAATAAAATTTAACACAGAAGTTGTTAATGGTTTATGTCCAGAGTGTAATCAAAATACTGTTTTAGTGTCAGTTGTACCAGAATTTTATAGATGTTCCATGTGTGGTAATGATTTGAAACAACATGTAAATGGTAAGATTAGTTACATACCAATTATACATTTAAGTGATAAAGAAAAAATAGATCTTACATCAAAAGATGGCTAAACAAAGTTTTAAATATTTTACACCTAGGGACAAACCCAAAAAAAGAGGCCCACGTCAACATAAAAAATCATTAAATAAAGCAGAAAAACGTCAAAAAAAAATAACGCGTTACAAAGGCCAGGGTTGACAATAATCATATAATATCCTATTATCTTTTTAGAAAGAGAGGAATATATGAAAACAATAACATTAAACGTCAAAGGTACATCACAAAGTCAATGGTCTACATTTGTAGTAGAGTTAAATCTAATGAAGAAAGCCTGGAAAAGATATGGTGTTGAGGTAGAATTAAAAACACCTAATTTAAATAAAATAATAATACAAGGTACAAGTCACGGAGAAAAATCTGTGCATTATAAAAAAAAACCAAACCACATTTTAAATATATTTAAATAATGGTTAAAACATTAATAATATTAATATTATTATTTAATGGTGAAATTGTAAAAGAAAAATTACAGTTTGAAAAACAAATGACAGTTCTAGAATGTTTGGAATTTGCTGACAAGCATATGGAAGAGATAGCTACTCACATTTGGGTAAAAGATGTTGTGAAATCTGGGTATTATCTTAACGATAAAAGAGGCACAATTCAAGGTTTTATCTGCGAATAGACCTATTCAAAGAGAGAGTAATGAATAGGTTTAATGGTGGTGAGAAACAGAGCCTTAACACAATTTAAACACATTGTCAAATAGTTGACTGTTCGGTGCAAGAAAACGCCGTATAAGTTCTATATTGATCTACAAAATCTGGACTAAATTCTCTTAGTAATGTGCTAGAATAATCATAACCAAAATAAGCGCACTCATGGTAAGTATTAAATTTATCAACCGGTGTAGGTATCAATTTACATTCGTTACCTGATATATTGGAACATATAAACATAATTAAAATAAATTTTACCATTGACTTTTAAATTTAATCTCCTATATTATCATCATTAATAAATGAAAGGTAAAAAATGACTGATATTACTAAATACAGAAATGTTTCACTTACACATGAAACATACAAGAAGTTGATTGCATTGTCTAAGGTATTATTACCAGACGCAAAATTATCAATATCAAAAACCATAGAATCAATTGCAAATGAGAAAGCGAAAAAATTAAATGGCAAACTTAAAGAAGCGTAGACATTCTGCAATATGTCCAGACTGTAATGGGAATGGATATGTGCAGTGTCATATAGAGGAAGGTAGAGAACACATAGTTTTGCAGTGTAAAACATGTGACTCGGAAGGGGAGATATATGTGGATGAGTCCGAAGTTACTGAGTTTTATATTGATGATGATACTTCTACAATTAATGTTGGTAAGTTGCACTAAACTTGAGTTTGATGGATTTGATCCAACAACATCAGCTTTAAAATGGATTATGAAAGGAAATAATGGCAAACAGTAAACATATAAAAGGTGACCGTGCAGAACTTATTGCGGCCGAATATTTTATTAAGTTAGGATATTCGGTACATCGTAACATGTCACAACATGGACCTATTGATCTCGTGTTGATTGATGAAGATGGTACCGGCGACGTTATATTAATTGATGTAAAAGCAATTAGCCTAAGAACTAAAAACGGTTACAAAGTAAATAGATCACAAACTAAAAAACAAAAAGAGTTAGACGTACAATTAGTATTTGTTGATCTTGATACAAGAGAGGTATTAGATGTTATGCCTACTAAGAGAACTAAAAAAGTTAAACGTACTGATATGACTAATGTTGTACCATTTGAAAGGAAAAAATAATGTTTGATAAAATAATATACCAATTTTTATATTGGATTAATGGTGTTGCAACTAAAATAACATCATGGTCATGGTGTAAATTATATAGTGATAGGAAAAAAGGTTATGGATATAAAAAACGTTGATACTGTATTAATTTATGGGGGCACGGAATTACCGGCTAATGATGTAAAAGTAAAATTTACTAACAAACAAGGTGTAAAATATAATATTGAAATAACAAGATTAATTCAAGTATTTAATAATAATATATGGGAGAATAAAAAAAGTGTCCGATAAAAAAGAAATATGGGATGGCAGGTCCAGACCGAGTGACGATAAGTATCGAAAAAATTATGATGAAATTTTTGGTAAACGAGAAAATGATGAACTAGCTGAGTCTTACAAAGAATCTAGACGACAGCAGAAAGAACGTGAAGATAACGAAGAATATTTAAAAGAAATTAAAAATAAATTATGATGGATGATAAAGATGTCAAGGCCTATCATAAGATGGTAGATAAACTTGAAAAAGCTACCAAGGTCAAAGGTCTAAAAAAATCAAATAAATACAACTACATACAGGGAAAACAGATCACGGACCACGGAACAGGAAAACGAGTTTATGAGATAAATAATTATAGACTTCCTAGTGTGACTACGATATTAGGAGCCACAAAAAATCAAGACTTTATAAAAAAATGGAAGGCTAAAGTAGGTGAGCAAGAAGCAGACAGAATCAAAAATCATAGTAGTTCTAGGGGGACAGCTATGCACAAATTCTTGGAGCACTATGTCCTTGGGACTGGGATCATTGATCTTACAAGGATTGGACAAGAGGCGCGTCCCATGGCCGACAAAATTATTGAGGTGGGTCTTACGCCAGTGGAAGAATATTATGGTTCCGAAGTTACGTTACATTACCCGGGCCTATACGCAGGTTCTACAGACCTTGTATGTTTACACAATGGCATGGAAACTATTGTTGACTTCAAACAAAGTAACCGTCCGAAAAGGGAAGAATGGATTGAAGATTATTACATGCAGATCGCAGCATACGCCATGGCCCACGACTACGTCTACGGCAGTCAAATTAAACAGGGAGTTATCATGGTATGCACGCCTGACTTATATTACCAAGAGTTTAAAACTGAAGGACTTGCACTAAGACAATGGAAACATAAGTTTTTAAAAAGATTAGACATGTACCATGAGTTACAGTTTGATGAGAAAGAAAACATAATCAAACAAAGCGATCTAAGTGGATTGCTACAAGCAATGACAAAAGGAAAAAATGAACGATAAACTATTTAGAACGCTTCTAAAGAAGTATGATGCAGTTATAGAAGATTCATTATTTAAAATTGATATAATTAACGAACAGCTGTTAGTAATACCAGAACACATTGACATAACAGGTGAGGTTGACAAATTGTTACAAATTATTGCTGAAGCTGAAGATAAGTTGTCTGTATTAAGGCTACATTATGACAAAAAAGAGGCAACTAAGGCAGTACTGTGATAAATATACCACAATGTGTTGCATAAATACACTTTAGAATTATTCTAAGTACTCCATTGTATATGTATGGTAAAAAAAATAAAAATAAAAAAAAAAACTACTCTAGAAAAAGTGTCTAATCTGTCACTTTGATTAAAAGTGTTGGTATATATAGCTAATGTGTGCCAAATTGTGGTTTTAAAAAGTGTCATGTGACAGATTATAGTGTCACATTACTACAAATTACAGATTGCCTATGCGCGCGCGATACAAAATTCTGGTAAAACTGATTTTTTTTAGATACATATACAAATATGAAATCCAAAAATAAATCTAGAAGAATTAATAGTTATGAAAAACCAAAGACTGTTAAACAGTCGGTTAAATTTCCTTACAGTAGATATCGTATTGATTGGATTGATATAATAACTGAAGGTGGATGGGGTTCAGAAAAAGAATTTAAAGCTATGAAGTTAGCAACACCTGTAAGTGAAGGTTGGTTGTTTAGTAAAGATGCTGAGACTGTTAGAATATTTGCTGGTTATGATGTTGAAGACGATGGCTCTATTCATTTTTCGGAACGGTCTGTTTTCCCGACTTCTTGTGTGAAGAAGATGACGAAGATTCACTAATTTCTTCTGGTAATGCGTCAACAACCTTTGCATTTAAAATCGGAGCGTAATCTTCTAATATTTTTTTCATTTTTAATTCTAACTCTTCCTCTGATAATTCCTCTATTTTACCTGTTTTTATTATCTTACGGTCTATATATAATCCTGCGGCCATGCCACGATTTTTTTCAGCGTTGGTTGCAGCAGAGAAAGCATTTTTTTTCAAAGCCGCCTCTCTAATTTTACCTAGTTCTGCTACGTGTTTGTCGTAAGACACTTCGTATTTTTTAAGATTCTCTTCACGTAATGATCCTATGTATTGAACAACAAGGGGTGATAGTGTAGGGTTTTGTAATTCTGATGCTTCAACTCTAGCACGTTTTTCACTGTAGCCGGCAGCTATTGCAGCGTCCGAGCCTGTAGTTCTACCTTCGTTAAATACTAAATATTCTGCAAATCTTTTCTGCATTTCTGTTAATCTTTTTGGAACACCCATATTGACAATTTAAGGTAACATTGTTATATTGTCAAGATATGAAAGACAAACGCACATATATTAATTACAAAGAACATGGCGAAGATATTAGCCATGAAAATGAAATAGTAATAGATTTTAAACAAGCGAAAGATGATAGAGGTATGAACGATCTTGAACGTACAATAGAAAAATTACGTAATAACATACGCGATTTGTTATCTATGAACACACAATACAAAACAGAACTTGCTGATCAAATAGTTAAAATAAACAAATTAGAGCAAGAGGTAAAAGATTTAAAAAAAGAAAGATCAGATTATTATAATGCTAGTTAGAGATCTACAACAGGTGCTTGGAAATTTTACTGACAAGTTTAACAAAGGTATGGGCAAAGTTGAAGGCAAAGGTAATGCCATTATGTATGCTAAAGTCTATGTTGATATGGGTAATAACAGACTATCTGAAATACAAAAAATTGAAGCACATGAAAATACTTTAATAGGTGCAACAGAAGGAATACGAGTTGTATTCAAACTAACACCACAAAAAAAATCTAAAATAATTTTATAGAAAGGAGTATATATGTTTGAAATGACAGAAGAACAAAGAAAACAAATATTGCAATATCTATGGTCAAGACCATATGGTGAAGTTGCAAGTATTATTGGAATGTTAGCGTCGTTAAAGAATAAAAAGAACGACAGTGTTACCTCTAAAAAGTAAGTGGGTCCAGAGGCTAAATTACATAAAAAACTTGTTAAAGAGTGGAGTAAGTTTTCGTTTACTAGGATTGAAAACATTAGCTTACTTGGTACTCCTGACTTGTTGGTTTGTAATAATCACGGGCACTTTTTTACAATAGAATTAAAGGTCACGAAGGGTAATAAATTAAAATTTAGTCCACATCAAATAGCTTGGCATTACAAGCATCCTGACAATACATTTATTATAGCAGAGGCCCTTGGTCCGAGGTCCACTAATCGTTTTCAAATGTACCGTGGTTCACGTATCATGGAGCTTGCTGCTTGTGGCTTGAAGCTTGACGCTTGCTGCTTGGGGCTTGAAGCTTGCGGCTTGATGCTTTCTAAGCTTGGGGCTTGAAGCTTGTGGCTTGAGGCTTGGAGCTGGCAATGTCCATCTCTCCAAGCTTGAGGCTT